ACGGTAAATCTCTATAACTTCTAGTGCTTCAGCAGCATCCTCTTCGGACGCAATTACAAACTTTAGATAGGTGTATCCTAATTTTTCGTATTCGCATACGACTTCAGGAAGAATAGCATCTTCTCTTGATTCGCCACTGACCCCAAGCTTGGCGCTGACACTAAATGTAATAGCGTTGTATCCGCGTTTCTTAATACCCCAATCTTCGAGATATTGTTTGAACTCACCGGTTAACTGTTGAGTACCATTGGTTTCAAACGTGATCTCTTTCAGTCCTTGCATTGACGAATGGTTCAACAAGTCTGGATAAGCACGTTGCCATCCCAGCAAGGGTTCTCCACCTGTGATAACCAAGTGTTCTTCACGCCATTCTTTGTGTGGCAGCATTTCACAAATGCTCTTGACAATGTCCTTGGTATCAATCACCGGGCTAAGATGCTTAAATGCAGGATCCCAAGACGCATAGCTGTCGCATCCGGTACTAACAAGAGGCAGTTCTTTGTAGTTAGCGTATGGACCAAAACTGTCTAAGGCAGCAATCTTGATACGCTCTTGGCTTTTCTCGCCACGCGGCATACCAAATCCGTCGCAGGTAAAGTTGCAACCGAATGTGCGCAAGAAGATTGACGGCACCCCCATAAATTTTCCCTCTCCCTGAATTGAGTAAAATAATTCAGCTATCTTAATCTTTGACATTACAATATTCCGTTAATTCGTTTAATGATACAAACATTTTCTGGCATTCAAACCCTTCTTTTTTCCATTTACTATTTGGCATACACCAACTTCTAACAGTAGTATGATTGACTTTATAGAATTCTCCAGCGTGTTGCAATGATGGAAACATCCCATTAGGAGTTGTTACAAACATTTTCCAATTTGGACGATCGTTATGATTAATTTTAATTATACTATCTTCTACGTCCGGTACGCTAAATTCTCTTTCCATATATCCTATTGCTTTTTTTAGGTATTCAACATTGTCTTGAAATTTTCCTAATGCCATATTACAGTTTGTACACAACAATCCTCTAACTTTTTTAGTAGTATGACAATGATCAACTGCTAGTGCCCTATTACACGGTTCTGGTTTTTCACATATAGCACACATATAATTTTGTGATTTAGCAATAGCTTCATAATGATCGGCGTGTATTCCAAATTTTTTAATAAGATCTGATCTCTGTCTGCGTTTAATTGTTCTTTCTTTTGAATGTAGTTGCATAATGTTCTCCTCACACTTATTTATACAGAGCGAGGATATATATACTTTTAATAGACGCCTTGGATGCTATAAAATAGTTCTGAGATTTTAAGTTTGCTCATTCTGTTGTAACGTCATGTGTAAAAATATTCGACCATTTATGCAGTTTTGCTCGTTTTTGGAGCGCAGCATCATATACTTTCTTTTCGCTGAGAACACCCATCTCCATCATCAACTGAAGCATGCAAAGCAAGTCACCTGCTTCTTCTTCAAGATGTTCCCGGTTAGTCACTCGTGCTTGTGGCTTGCAATTGTCAATCCCAAACCTAGAGCACTTGCTGACAGCTTGAATGACCTCGGCACATTCTTCTTGAAGAATGTTCATAACTTCAGTTTCTTTGGAATTCATATTGCTAGTTTAACATAGATATTTAGATTACACAAGCTGTTTGGCTAATATTTTGGCTGTACCGGCTACTGTTATTTTCATGCCGCAAGCACAAAACCCTTGAGCCTGGGCGGTTCCCAGTTTGTGGGTTTGAGAATTTTACCATCTTCTCTACGAATAACTTTACCAGTACGTTGATCAACCTTGGCAAAGTTACTGCGCATTACTTCCTTCCAGGCGCCCGGGGAGTCAACGCCCATGCTGTGCAGTGCACCGGCTGTAACCACCATGATATCAATCAAGGCATCCAGCTGCTCAACACGATCGCTACTGGCAACAGCAGCGGCCAACTCGGCAACTTCCTCCTTGATCAAGTCACAGTACAACTTGAATTGTTCTGCATTGGGCGTGTCAATAGTTTGCCCACATGCTCGCATAAACTTACGTTGGTCATCAAAAACATCACTCATATAAACTCCTGTTTTATGTTAAGTATCAACGATTGAGCCATTCGGGATTGTCCCGATACCACTGAATAGTGTGTGCTAATCGTTGATCGATTGCTGCTGGTTCTTGCCACCCTAGATCATATAGTTTACTAGGATCAATGCTGTAACACAAGTCGTGTCCTGGACGATCTATCGGAACTAATTTATATAGCAGTTCAAGATCCATCAAGCGGGCTATTTTTTGTGCAAACTCAAGGTTATCAATAAATCTACTTCCGGCACTGTTCCATTTTTCACACTGTGTGGTCTGTGTTTGTAGAATAAATCTTGTGTGGCCGGCTACATCTCCAGCATACAACCATCGCCGCCCACCAATTACTCCATCTGTGCCCACGTGCAGGTTTATGGTCTGGCCTGCTAGCAATTGGCGCATGATTATAACTGGTAGCCGATTGCTTTGACAACGTGGGCCAAACGTGTTGTTGATGTGAATGATACTGACAGGAATACCAAACGAGTTGGCGTAAGATACGCATAGCTCTTCCCCGGCAGCCTTGGATGCTGCGTAAGGTGAGCGGCTATGGTAAGCATCGTTGGGCTGACTATCTTGCCCAACAGCAACAGGCCCAAACACTTCTCCTGAACTGTAGTACACAAATCGTTCAACTCGGTTATGCCGCGCATACTCTAGTAGATTTAATGTGCCTACTACATTATCCATGACCGACGCTGTGGGGTTGCTTAAACTGTCTGCTGCACTAGGGTTGGCGCCGGCGTGTAGTATTATGTCTGCTGCCGGTAGGCACAGACAAGAGTTTTTGATATCGTGCTCGATAATCTCAACCGCAGTTGCAATTTGTTGCAAGCGAGCCATGTTAGTGGTCCCGGGCCGAACTACACAAATCACAATGTGATCCTGTAGGAACTCTTCTGCTAGATAATGTCCAACAAATCCATTACTACCGGTGATTAATACAGTTTTCATAAGCTGTGTGTGTAAACTTGATCGATATCGGATGCCATCACTTGGCTGTATCCCATGTCAATAAAAAATTTATCAAACTGCTTTTGATTTACGTTGTATCTGGCTGCCCAAGGGCTGTACCATTCTACTATAATCACTGGATGATATTTTTCTATTGTGTTCTGTGCACCCGTCAACGCAAAATATTCATACCCTTCGATGTCCAATTGTATGAGACCACAGCCGGGTAGATTCAACTCGTCGATAATCACAGTTGGTACCACACCTTTGCCACCCACATGTATTCCGCCGGCATCGGCAGTGTCGGCACCATGTTCTCTATATGTGTTTAATCCTACAAAATTCTTATTGTTGCCCACACAGGCCTGTGTTTTAATAACGTTAGTAGGGCAGTTCAAAGACAGACATACAAAGTTTAGTGGGTCAGGCTCAAAAGTATACACAGTGTCAAACAAATTTGCATATTGTCGTACATACTGCCCACAATTGCCCCCGGCTTGTACCATGATGCTGCGATCAGATACATGACTCATTAGTGCGTCAAAAAATTCCTGACCCAATGGATACTGATGCATGTAGCTCCAGCAGCCCTGATCGTATTTTGGCCAGTACAGATTGCCTAACTCTGGTCTACTCGATACTCGCAGTTCTATTAAATCGGATATATTCATGATCTTCTAATATTTAGATAACAAGGTTGGTTGTTGTACAAAAATTCTTCCCAGATTGATTCAAGTTCTTGCACAGTATCTGGTTGGTAAATCTTAATGTTGGGGAATACGCCGATAGCCCGGCCAGCGTCCTCGGCCCAGTGACTGAATCCCAAGTGCCCGTAGTCTTGATCTCGTCCTGCGCCTACTAGCTTTACTGGCGCAAGTTCGTGGTCTAGATAGTTACGAATCCACTCATAAGGACGAAACACTACAAATGGTGTGATGCTATAACAAATGGGAATTTTGCCACAGTGTGTGAGCCCCACAGCAGCACCTAGCATTAACTGCTCTGCTGCTCCAACATTGAGGGCACGATCCGGAGCTACCTGCCTTGATTTGTTCAGCACACCAAACCCTAAGTCGCCGGACAGCAACCACACGTTGGGATCTGTTACTAGTGTATCTGCCATGAGTTCGCCAAATCTATTTCTCATAGTTTATCCATGTCCTCAGATTTTAACACATAGTAATGTGTAAGGATGCCTTGAGCAAAAGGCCAACTTGGCGGTGTAGTGTTGCGTATGTTGATACGTGGCAAGAACGCTCGAAGACGTTGAATAATGTACTCGCGATCAATAAAATCATACGCAATCATGCCGTTAACATTAACGTATACTTCTAGGTTATCCAGCTGTGCTTCATAGATAAATCTCAGTGCTTCCCAGATAGATCCCTCGCCGCACTCGCCGTCACTGATCAAACAATGCACACGACGACCACGATCAGCTAACGCATATCCGGTAGCCACAGTAAGCCCCATCCCTAGACTTCCGGTAGAGCACGGCAATCCATCTTCTGTGTTCCTATGCGGATGCACTCCGTGTTTGTGAAACAAGTAGTCGGCATCTTTACCTAGGTATTTTTCCAACACCACGTACCAAGCCAGAGCTGCATGCCCGGAGCTCAAGATGAATGGCTCGTCGGCCTGCTTGTTTTTATAGATTTCTTCGATGATATTAACCGCATTCAAGTTTGAACTCAAATGCGATATTTTTTCTCGATAACTGATTTCTATTATTCTTTTTTCAACATCGTTCATAGATACAGGCTCATGAACCCATCGACCTTCTCGCCAATGTATTTGATTTGTTCCGGCGTAATAACCGGGCTACATCCATGGAAGTACGTGTTCTTCATTGTGAATGTGGCCACAGGGAAGTTGTCTCTGGCTGCTGCCGGATCCATCAAGTGACTATACGCTGGCTGCAACATGATGTTGCCGGCAAAGTAAGGTCGGGTTTGAATTAGATTTTCTTCAAGATAGTCCACAATGTCCATGCGTGTAAACGGTACACCCTCACGGATAGTCAGCGGGAAAGCAAACCAGCTTACATCTGCTTTGTCCTGAGCACGGGGCAGGTGGAAGAACTCTTCGTATTTTTCATAAATTGCAAACAGCAGATCATAGTTGCGTTGACGTAGTGTGTGAATTTCTGGCAACTTCTTGATCTGTTCTAGCCCCATGGCTGCTTGCAGCTCGATGGGCTTCAAGTTGTAACCAATCTCGTCGTACACATACTTGTGGTCAAATATCACGCCTGGCATCTCGGGAATCCACTCGTTGAATCGTTTGCCACAGGTGCCACATTTTAACTTATTGGCCTCGGGACCTACACAATAGCAGCCCCGTCCCCACTCACGTAGAGAACGAACAATGATCTCTTGGTCGGGATCGTTTAGTGCAACAAATCCACCCTCGCCCATGGTCATGTGGTGCGCTGGATAAAAACTACAGCTGGCCATTTCGCCAAAACTGCCCAAGGGTTGACCATCGTATGTTGTGCCTAAGCCATCACAGCAGTCCTCTAGCAGCACAAGCGAGTACTTGCGGACCAAGTCCATAACACGGTCCATGTTAGGAGGGTTGCCTAGCACATGAGCAAACGTGATAATTTTGATATCTGGATCAGTTGCAAGAATCTGTTCTGCTTGATCCAAGTCAATGTTCAGAGTGTCAATTTCAATATCGCAGAACACAGGTGTGAAATTGTTCTGAATAGTTGGATTCAACGTTGTAGGGAATCCTGCAATAGGCATCAGTACCTTGGTTCCGGTAGGGAAGTTGTATCCGCGCTTGGACTTCATTGCGGTCATCATGAGCAGGTTGGCGCTGCTCCCGGAGTTGGTCAGCACACCACGAGTCTTACCAAACTCTTTCGGAAACGTTTGCTCAAACTCTAAACTCTTGTTACCCATAACAAGCCAACCGTTGAGCAGTACTTCTGCTGCTGCCACATACTCCGAAGAGTCAAAATGCGGCCCTGCATAGTTTACAAAGTCTTTACCTGCGATCCAGGTTTTGTCTGTTTGTTTATTATCAATATATTTTTTAATATCTTCTAATATTTGTTTCATATTTTAATTAAAAGTTGATTGCACATTTCTCTCATAATGTTTATTACAGCTTGACTACCACGACTGCCATGAAAATGTAATATGTGAGCCTGCTTTATATGTAAAGCATTCCATTCATTGTGCCAATCTATTTGCCAATCTATTGCCTGTTGGTCCGTGACTCTTAAATTCATTGCTTGATAGGCCATCTCTGGATGTAGTCTGTCAGAGTTCGAAATATTTTGACTCCAAAACATGGCATTATGTCTTAACTGATCAAACCCCCAATTACGGTCTGGGTGAGTTTCTCTTTGAGTCAACCACTCTTCGCCCAATTTCCATACATCGGTTGACATGGTGTGTGG